ACAATGCCGGCGGCTCTAGTGTTAGCAATATCTGTTGAGCTATTGTTCGCGCCTGCACCTAGTACTCTAACATATGTTAAAGCTGTCTTGTGCTTGAAAAACTCATTAACTGCATACGGTCCGAATTTCTTGGGATCTAGAGAGCCAAACCTTCTCTCAAAATCCGCAAACGAACCTACTGTGACTGGTACGAATGCTGGGCCCATTTGAGCTGTGCCAACGACTCCTGCTGGAATGCCGACAATTTCGCTCTCTCTCTGAGAAAGGTCTATTTCCCTCTCAAAAAACCCAGGTGATCTGAATGTCTGCTCGGCCATTTAAAAAATCTCCTGTCTAACTCTCTACACCTATAACTATTGCTTAAGCCAGCAAAAATCCTCAATCAGGTGCAGTATCTAGTGTAGTTTGTAGATCAACAGTAATCCGTGAACTCGCTACTGTCTCTCCTGATCTCTGGTTTCTAGTTAGAACTCTAACATATCTAGTAGTTTTCTCACCAGTAAAGGGGTCTACGATTGCATCAAGCAGCCTTTCGTCTCCCTGACCCCTCATTCCCGGAGTATCTCCGGAAGTATTTAAATTTTCTACTTCACTCAGAGTAAATTTGTTATAGTCAAGCACTTTTTCAGGTGACCCATCTTCTGTTATAACCTGCGTACTTGACTGAATATATCCAAACTCTATCTGTGGTGCAGAGTAAAATTTTCTGAATGGTGAAGGCTGCCCAGGATGCTTTGGAGCTAATAGATAAGTTGGAATCGTTATTGTAAATGAATACTTTATGATCCTCTCATCAGATGAAAAGTCAGCAAAATTATCCTGATTATTAAGAGGACTTTTTACATATGCGACATATTTGTGTCCAGACTTGGACTCTATTTGAAATGCATAATCCTGACCATCAAATTGCGACATTAAGATCTCTATCATCTGATTCATCTGTTGCATATACTGAGTCCAAAAGACAATCTCATATGTTATAGTCATAAAAGACGGATAGGGTATTGTTATTATTTCAAATATATTATTGCCTATCTCATTCCTTAAGAGCTCTCCAGACGGATCATCAATTAATGATAAATTTTTAAGATTTCTTCTAGATGCTAATCTTCCAGATTTTACAACATTTCCTGGAAAAATATCTGATCTTGCAAAATTTGCCCTGTCTGCAACATTATGCTGGTTTTTAAGTCCAAGTTTATTTATAATTTTTTGATAATCTCTATCTCTTGGATCAAGCCTCTTCCTAACAACATAGCTCTGTTGATCCCTATACGAAATTGGTGTTCCATATCCTCCCTGCTGCGGAGATGTATCTATGCCAGTTCTATGAATTGATATTATTGGAAGTATTAGTGCATTATTTCTATCTCTAATTCTTCTTTCTCTGCGTGTTAGTGCAAATCTTTCACCAGTTGAGAATACGACAGGAACTTTAGTTGACTGATTCTTCACCTTTACCTGGAATGCTAGCCGACTATCAAATAAGTCAAATAGTGCTCTATCTGTCTCTTCTATTCCCGATGATGGTATATTGAAATCATCTGGAACAGCTCCTTCGTATCCTGAATCTATTTTCCTAGTTGTCATAATTAGCTCTCATCATAAAAAGATGATCCTACATTCTGAGGATCTCCCTGCGGTGAGACCTCCGCTGGGCCTGTTATTGGTTTTGTTAATACACCCTTCTGCTGTAATGCTCTAATATCACCAGTTGGTCCTTCTTTATTATCCTTAAAGCCTCTCTGCTGTATAAATGTCTTCTGTACTGCATCTGGATCTGAGTATTGCTCGTCTGTAGGACCGAATGTAATAGCATGAAACTGTCCGAGACGTGCCTGCTTTCCTGTAATTGTCGTGAATCCCTTATGTTCAATCTGACCATAAATTGTGTTTGATGCTGGTGCTGTTATCACCTCAAAAAAGACGGATCCATAGCTAAAAAAGTCACCTTCAAGTACTGTTATCCCCTTGTCAAGAAGATCTCTTTCCTGAATATACACCTCTATAGTGTAATACTCCTCACTTCCAAATACATTTGCCCTGATATCTTGTGGTAAATACTTTACTAATGCCCCTATCTCTATTGGATTTTCAAATATTTTTTCAGATGCTTCTTCGTATACTTCATGAATTCTCGTCTTTGTCTCAGATATAGGAAAGTAATATATTTTTTGACCCACTACATCCTTGACGATCTCTTTTGCTATATCGTTTATGAAGTTTATCTCTCTGGGTGTTATAAAAAATCTTGCCATAATATTATCCCATAAAGATCGCGTAGCCATTGGCCATTGGGACGTATTTTAATTGTTTATTTACCATCTCTGCCCTTGATGCAGCTGTCTCCTGTAGCTTATCATAAGTCATTGTCTCTAACATCTCTCTGAGCTGAGTCCTTAAATTTGTCTTTTCCTCTTTTCCAGATGATACTAGGTCTGCCCCGTTTAGTGTAAGATCTGATCCAGGTATTGGTATCGTTGAAAATTTACTCCTTATCAGTCCTAGTAGCTCTTTACACAATGATAGTGAATATTGTCTAATCCACTGCCTTCCTATACTGTTAATATTTGTATATTCTAGATTTCCAAATGGAATATCAGACAAGTTAGACACTCCTCGTATAGTGTCATCCTGATAGGATGGATTAAGTGGGTCAGAGAAGAATTTTACTCTTATGAATAGTTTCGAGGCTGTTTCTTGGGTTGGCATGGGATAAATTCTTACATTTCTTCCTATCACCTTATAAGAATAATTTGACCTTCTTACTCTATTTGAAAGGTCTAGCTGCCCGGCTCTTAAAATATCTTCAAATACAGGAAGGACATAGAATATAGTTTCAGGAGTAAATGATTCAAAGCTAAACTCATTATTAAGATAGTTTATTGCAGAAGTTGTATCAAAGAATCTATATGCTGCCTGTGGGCTGAAGTGAAATAGTTCACTTATCTGCATCTTGCTCCTTAAAGGATTTAGGCTTGAAGAAAAAAGAAGCTCTCCTTCAGAATCTTTAAGTGTCTGATATATGTCATAATCTTGCTGATTTGCCTTAAGCTGAATTGATCCTGATAGCATATCATAGGATCCGCCTGCTCCAGCTTCTGCTGCATAAGGTTCTCCCATCCTCGTTAAAAAGTCAAGATTCTCTCTCGGATATTTACCTTCAGAACCAGACATTGTTCCAGATGATCCTGTTATTGGCATTCCAAGAAACTGAACCATTTGTGACTTTGCTTGATACTGATTTAAAATTGCACCAAACTCTAGAGATGACTCCTCTAGTGTTGCCCATATCTGCTTCTTTGTGAGTTCTACACTAAGAACATCATCACCAAGCTTTCTCTTTACAAATGTGACAATCTTATCAGCTTCAGTTTGAAATTGAGATTCGTTGTCAAAAAAACCAAATGGTGTAGGACTAGTTGTATTTGAAAATGTTGCCACCGAAAATCTCCAAAGCTCATACGCTCAATGATAATTATTCGGCTATAAATCACTTTAAAGTCTGTACTCGAATTTTTAAACTATTTCTTTCAAATTTTTCACAAATTTAGCTATTAGTATCGTCCTTTTGATCATGATGCTGATTATTATGACAAGCTTGGATGCAAATTATTTTTGTGATTAATAATCAATAATCAATTATTCTTTGGACGACCCGGCTTTCTCTTAGCAGCTAAGGCATCAGCAGTAGGCCTTGTATCAGCTTCTGCTGGGGGATCTGTAAACATTCTTACAGCTGCACATAAATCAGACGCCTCTTCAAGAGTATATGCACCTCTTGACTGTGCTATTCTTACTCCGCTTACCAATGCACTCAATGAATTTACCTGTTGTTTTTCTATTGACATAAAAATCTCCTATTTGATATTATAGCATGATTATTCATTTCGTTTACGCAAAAAAAAGCGGCGGCTTAAAAAAAGCCGCCGCTAGTGAAACCTAAGTTTCTATTTCTAGAATATCTTAGATGATATCCATATCAAGGACCGTGACGGTACCGTAGAAGTCAGCGCGAACCATCTTCTTACCATACCGAGTCATCACGCCCTTGCGGGGTGTGAAGTCTTCTGGTGCGAAGATAGTAGGAGTGACGATCAGCGGAACATACGGAGCATAAACATATCCTGTTTCCAGGTAGCTTCCACCCTTATATCCTACGAGAACCTTGTTCCGAGGGAAGTATGGATCCTTGTAGACCGTGAAACGGTTGGTAAGAGTACCAATCGGGGTTGCTCCAAGCGTGAATGGATTGCCTGTCTGACCCTGCCCATCAAGGCTGATGTTCGGCTTGTAAAGAACCGAAGCCTCGAAGACCGTTGCAACTTCAGGAGAAACCACGCAGAAGTTAGCGGAGCCTCTCAGTGTCTTACGGTGGATCTCATTGGCCACATCTATGATTGTCTCAGTGAGAGTCTCATACCATTCGCGAACTGTACCGGTGAATCGGGGGCCAGCAGCTAGAGTACTTGCTCTATTCTGCGCGACGCCTGTCTTCTTGTTAACGAACTTACCAGGAGCTCGAGACCAGTAGTAGTTTGCACCTTGCGCCTCAACCAGGAGATCATTAAGGATCTCTCTATCAATTTCGAGAGCAATCTGCTCGGATAGGATCTGAGTGAGCTCAACCTCAGCGTCGAGGCTGTGGTAGGCATTCAAGTCCTGTGCGAGTTCTGGTGACCAACGGGCACGTAACTTACGTGTCTGTGCGGTGACCGCGATCGATTCGATCTTGATGTCGATTTCCGGAATGTTTGGAGAGGGACTAGCATTGAAGTTCGACTCAAACGTTGGAATGGTGAGAGTATCACCGGCTCGAGTGTCAACATTAAGGCTTGCACCAACAACGTACGATGCTGTAACACAGTGGTTTGTACTCGGAACAGTTTGGAATGGTAGTGTTCCAGACATTACTGTCAATAGAGCAGCATTGGCTGTAGCTCGAGTTACCAGAGGTGAAGACGTGAATGTTCTAGCACCTGCATCCCAAAGACCAAGCTGATTCAAACGTCTAACGTTAAGAAGGTTCTGGCCTCCCTGAATCACTGGAGAGTCACCAACTGTGAACTGGTGAACACCAGGACCGTTGAAGGCGGTGATATCTGTTGGAGTTGGAGCACTAAAGAGACCAATTCCCTTGGCCTGACTTAGATCTACACCTGCTGGGAAGTTCACGACATCCCATACAACAAGCTGGAAGATACCCTTCGAAGAAGGACCTGAACCATCTGAAGCAAGATTGTCAGTAATGAGTCCCATGACTTGGGGATCGTATCCCAGAAGCCTTGCATCAGAACCTGTTGCTGCACAAACCTGACCGTCAGTAAGAGAGGCAGCGCCCTGATATGCACCAGAAGCTAATAGCCTGAAACTTTGACTTGCCCCACCAGTTCCTACCATTGTCTGGTGAACCTTTGTGTAGGTCGATCCAACAAGGTCATACTGACCACCCACCGCAATAGATCCGGACTGAATGCC